TACATCAGCCAGTAAAACATCTAATTGCGGTATTTTCTTAGGTGCGCCTTTTATATTACCAGAAACTCCTTTTTTAAATTGAGTATTTAATCCCCTCTTTAGTGACTCTTCTCTGCTTGTAATCATTATGTACCTCCTTTAAAAACTCTTTGTATTCTTTTTTATCGCCATACTTAACATGGCACGATCTGCATAACGCTTGTAGGTTATCTATATTTTCAGTCTCTTTAGTGCCTCCCATTCCTCTGCATTCTATGTGATGTATATCAACCGCCTTGCATCCGCAAATTTCACAAGGGATAAAATCAGATTGATCAAAGCCAAAGTAAGCTAAATATAATTTAGTATGATTTTTCAAAATATAACTAACTTAATTTTATCTAACCATTGTATTTTAATCTGATTTGCTATTTGGGCGGTCATTACAGGAGGTACACTCATTCCTATTAAATATTTTGGATTTATATTTTTGAAGTTGTAATCAAGCGGATAAGTCCCGCATAAAATATAATCTTCCTTTGATAATTGCATTCGATCATAAAACCTATAATCTATTTCTGTGCTTGTTATAGTTCCTTTGACTTGTTCATCATGAATTATGCCTGCATTGAATCCACTTACTTTATTATAAATCCTTTCATTAATATGAGAAATATTTGTGTCAGTTTTTATGGCTTTTGACAAAAGCATTTTTCTTTCATCACTTATTTTATCACTTCCTTTCTCACTTCTAACAATTCCAAAAGGTATTGCAGTTTCATTAAACTCTAATTTTAATTTTGGGAAAGCAAACTCTTTTTTATGTCCAATGAAAAATACACGTTCTCTTTTCTGAGGTACTCCCATAGATGCAGCATTCAAGCAAAACACTTGAACAGTATATCCAGCATCATTCATTTTTTTTACTATGTTTTTTGAATACACTTTTGCATTCCCTTGAATTATGCCTTTAACATTCTCAAGCAAAAATACTTTTGGCTGAAGCTTTATTATTGTATTGCAATAAACAAAAACTAAATCATCCAGACTTTGCTTTGCTTGACCTTCTCTAAATACCTTTTCTTTTCCCCAAGCTTTTTCTCTTGATCCAGCCATTGAAAAAGTTGAACATGGAGGTGATCCATCTAATATGTCAAGTTGATATAATTCTTTTGGTAAATCAGTACGATTGTTAAATTCTCTGATATCCTGATTAAATAAAAACTTTGGATTATGATTTGTTTTGTAAACATCAGCAATAGGGGGATCTATTTCAACCCCCCCTAAATGATTAAAGCCTGCTAACTTATAACCCATTGTTGAACCTCCGCCACAAATAAAAGTGCCGAATACATTTAATTGATTGCTAGGCGGGTATCCATCTGCTAAATACCATTTGTATGGGAATAAATGTTTATTCATTTCCTAATAATTTCCAAACCGCCTGTTCTGGAGTATCTGCAATTTTACTAAGCTGATCCCTTACTTGCAAATAATCATTTTCAGTATATTCTAATTTAATAATCATTTTATCAGTATAATCATCAACATCAATTTCTTGATTTTTATCTGAATAGTCTGTAAACTGTGGTATATCTAATCCCCACGCTTCCAACTCTTCAACATCCCATTCATTAGCTAACTCATCCCAATTCCATTCACCAAAGCCTACATTATCTTTAATCAAAAATTCATCTTTTTGCTCTTGAGTCCAGTCATCGGCTAATATTATCGGCATTTCTTTTAATCCAACTTCTTGAGCTGCTTTTAATCTCATATTACCACCTAGCACAACATACTTGCCATCTACATCGGTATAACATACCAGCGGCCTCTTTTCAAGCATCTCAGGAAATTCCTGAATAGACTTAACTAACTTTTTAAACTTATCATCCTTAATTATTCTAGGATTTTTACTGTTTGCCTTAATGGCTGAGATTTTCACTTTCATATTTTTATGCCTGATAATTGATTTTTGTTGCCTGCTCCTTGCCTGTAATTTAATCAAAGGTATTAAATTTCCACTATATCAATTCCGTAAATCGCTTTTAGCAGTTTCTTCTTCAATCTATAGACTGGTAATTTCTTAGTCATTTCCGATTTTACATCTATAACCTCTAAAACCTTGCCATGTTTATAAGTGACAAAATCAGCCTTATAAAATCCTATTTTAACTCCATTAACTACCAGATCATACTTGACTTGCATCTCAAATCGTTCTATTAACCTTGCCTTTTCTTTAAGCCTCAGAATGCCATAATATCCTGCTTCCTTTTTAGAATCAAAGGTTATTCCGTTAATTACTGTTTTTATGTTGTTGTATTTTAATCCCATAATGTCCCTAATAATTCATCTATTTCACTTTTTAACTCTTCTAACTGCTCTGTATTCTTTTCTAATATCCTGAATGCATTACGTGACGCTCCTTTTAACTTCATTAGCTTATCGTTTAGTTTTCCAAACTCTGGCTTATTTTTTACCTCTAGGCATACGATCTCTAAATTCTCTATTAATAGTTGGCTGAGTATGTAACTCATTGCCATACTTTTCTCTGCAACTGTCATTGCCATTCCTGATAATTAGTTAATAACTTACTTAATTTTTCATTCTCTGATTCCATTTCTAGCATTCTGGCGTTATTCTTTTTTACGATGTTTTTCATTTGCTCAATCTGCTCTGATAAAATAAAAAAATGGTCATAAATGTCCTTTAATTTTTCATTCCTATCTATAACATCCTGAATCTTCTCGTTTAAGCCGTTTTTAATGCGATATAAGAGTACATCTCCATCAAGGTGGCAGATTATACCTGCGAAAGATAATAATGCCTCAGAACTCTTTATTTTGTCTTGGTAGTATAAAGCAAATGCTTCAATCTCTAACTCTAATTGTAAATTACTTTTCATGTTCAAATGCGTAAAGTTTAGGAAATTCATAATATCTGTTTTTCTTCCAATCAAAGAATAGCTTAGTTTGACCTTTTTTAGCTACGCCTTTAGGTTTAGCCTTTTCAATGTGTACTAAGGTTATGTTATCCTCAAATGGCATTCCGTTCTCATCTAGCATACCAATTGGCGGTCTCCACAAATTAATCCATGTCATTGCTTTTCTGAATAAGGCTTGACCTCCTGCCGCCTCTCTAGCCATAGGCATCGGATAATATCTTAAACCTGATCTGTCAAGTAATGCTTGTTGGTTGGCAGGATGCAAAGTTAAGAGCCAGTGCTTTTTATTTTTCTTGCAATATCTACGAATGTCTCCACATAAATCCTCTATGTATAAATCTTGCCTATTGCCATATTCGCTCATGTCATGCTTCAATTCATTGTAAGGATCAGTCAGTATTATTTTCTCATCCTTTACTAATTTTATTAAATCATTAAAGCCATAGGCTCTCTCATCGCTATCTACTATTGAAAACATCTCATCTATGTAATTTACGGCATTATAAAACTGTTTATCCTCTACGGCTCCGGGAATAGATTTGTAGAATGGTTTACCTGTGTACTTGTGAATAAACTCAGCATAGATGTCCTCTGTGCTTCCTGTCTCTGGCGAGTAGATTAATGTTTTCTTTCCGTATTTCTCTGCCTGAGTAAATGCTAACTCAAAAGCAAATTCTGATTTGCCCTGATGTGGAGGCGCAAGAATAAACGTATAAGAACCTTCCTTTATGGAATAAAATTCATCTAAACAAGCAAAGCCTGTATTTTCGCCTCTAGGATTTCCTTTTTCACGCATCTCAATTAGAGAGTCTTGAATATCTTTAAATTTCCTAATCATCAGTTGCCCGGTCTAAAATCTATGTACTGCAAAGTGGCAGCTTTATTCTCATCCTTAAACCAAACGCCTTGCATCTTCTGCTTCCAATTCTTAACCTGATTGTTTCTAGAATCCTTCCAATTATTTTCCTCGTAATAATGAAAAGCCTTTATGGCTGATTCTTTAGTATAGCCATTATCTTTAAAATACAACTCAACCTCAGATAGAGATGGTATATATATTCTTTTCTTATCTACTCTTATCTTATCTGCATCGTTTTGCATAGCACTTGCAGAGTTTTGCATTGCACTTGCATCCATTTGCTCTGCATTTGCATAGACTTGCATAGCATTTGCATCGGTCTTTTTATCATAGTATTTATCCCATTTAGCTTTAGCAGCTATACTTCTACCTTTGCTAACCTCTAAAATATCAATCAGTTGACTGTCTAAAAACTTAATTTTTATATGATCACCATCTAATAAAATAATTCTCTTCTGCAATAAAATAGTTAAATGCTCTTTTTCAATCTCTAACTCAGCATCATCATAATTCATTACACATTCTTTATTCCAATACTGGCAGCATAACCAGATAAACCTTGCTTGAGTAACCTCCGGGCATCGCATGATCTTACCCATAACCCAGTCACTAATTGTAAACTTAAACCATTGCAGCTTATCCATTTTTTATCTCTTTTAGGGTATTGTAAACACAAATGCGATTATAATCTGCACCATCTGGAGTTATCCAATGATGATGCATAAATATTTTTGTTGCCTGATTTAAAGTAAAATTTTCAACAAGATCTAAAGCATGTCTATATAACGCCTCATCATTGTTAATCCATAAACTTACATTCCATTCATTCCAAGATCTGTAACCATTGTGCTTTTTCATTTTTTTTATAAATTAAAATACCCTTGCGGTTTCAAGGCTTCGACTCCTATCCACCACAAGGGTATAAATGTTTTCTAATAGCTTATTGTCGAAGTCAGCTACCATTCCAAAGATATAAAAATTAATTAATTAAATAATACTTTTTGTATTTAACATACCTCCCATAATGTTGCAGGTGTACAA